GAAATGGCGCACTGCGAAAGACTGGTGCGAGTTTGCGCACCTCGTGGGGCTTGATTGTCATATCGGGCGCGTAAACTCCGAGCGGCAGATCCTCGCCGCGCGCCACGCTGGGGCGGACTCGGTGGACGGGTCGACCGCCTCGCGCCAACATTCGGTGGATCGTCTCCTACGATATCGGGCGCTACTACAAGAGCAGGCGGTGGTCGCGTGACTGACAACGGCCTCACCGCCCCGCCGTGGTGCCTCGGGTGCCCCGATCCGATCTACGACAACCGGCGCGGGGAATGGGATTGGTACTGTCGGCAGCATTCGCCGACCGGTATCAGGTGCAACAACGTCGCGGTGCTCCGGGAGCGGTGCTACCGCGTGCGGGATTATTTCGCCCGGAAGGAGGCGAGCAAGTGAGTTTGGAAATCGATCGGATATATTGCGGCGACTGTCTCGACCTCATGAAGGAGATGCCGGATAAGAGCGTTGACCTCGTGCTGACCGATCCGCCGTATGGTGTGGCCCAAAACCGATGGGACGTGCCTGTGCCGTTTGAGGATCTTTGGGCGGCACTCGGCAGGGTCGTCAAGGATCACGCCCCGACGGTCATGTTCGGGATACCTCCATTTTCATCACAGGCAATCGTCTCAAATCCGAAATGGTATAGATACTCGTGGATCTGGGACAAACATCTCCCGGTCGGGTTCCTAAACGCGAACCGCGCCCCCCTCCGTCGATATGAAGTTATCTCGGTGTTCTCGAAGAAAGCACCAACATACTATCCCCAAAAGACCGGGGGGTCTCCTTATCGGAAAAGGCGTAACACCTCTGGCCGGAATTACGGAGCATATGCCCCGAGCGAGACAGTCAACGAAGGGACGCGGTACCCTACGGACATTATCGACCAGTTTCACAACGCCGCGCGGAAGGGAGACCACCCGACGCAAAAACCCGTTGACCTCCTGGAATATCTGATTATGACTTACACGAGGCCCGGCGATGTCGTCCTCGACCCATTCCTCGGTAGCGGCACAACGGCGATCGCCTGCCTCCGCACCGGGCGGCACTTTATCGGCATCGAGAAGCACGAACCCTACTTCATCAAGGCTCAGGAGCGGATCGACAAGGAGCGAGCGCAGGTACGGCTCTTCGATGTACTGGGAGGGGTGACAGCATGACCAGGATCATCCGCGTCGACCTCTGCGACGAGTGCCCGCACGCCGTCGGCTCCCGGAGCTGCCGGGCCACCACCTGGTGCGACGAAGGGGGCATCATCCGGACGCGCAAGTTCACCGACCACCCTCTCATCCCCGACTGGTGCCCGCTGGAGCGGGACGGTCCGGACTGGCGGCCGCCCGCGACCATCGACCTCTACGGCCCGCCGTGCTACACGCGAGGCATGACCGACGACACCTTTTTCTATTCCGGGCGCCCATATACTCCCTAAGCCATTTCGGAGGCTCCGACATGTCAAGACTGGCAACATTCCTGATCGCGGTCATCGACGCGATCCGCGCATTTTTCTCCCCTGCATCACCTCCTGATCCTCTCGCCCCGCGCGATCCCGGCACCCCTGCCGCACCCCGGCCCCGCGTGCTCTCGCCGGCCGTCCGTTCCTTCATCCTCGACGGCCATGCCCGGGAGATCCAGGCATCGCTTGTCGAGCAGATCGAGCAGTATGAGGCCGCCGGCGCAACCTCATTCACCCTCCAGTATCCGGGCGGCTACTACCTCGTCAAGGACGGGCAGGTCGTCGGTTCCGGGAGGGGTGAGGAGTGATCGAGGACCTCCCCGACCTCGCCCCGATCGCCGCACCGCTCGTGACGCTCGCGATCGGTTATCTCACAGGGAGCCTCGTCTACCGCAGGGTTAAGGCGGCCTTCGACGAGATGGTCGATCTCCTCACGACCATCCGCGACGCCTGGGAGGACGACGCGATCACGGAAGACGAGTTCGGCGCCATCGTCGAGCAGGCGGGCCAACTCGCGGACTCCCTCAAGGGGTGACGATGGAGAAGATCGCCGGGGAGGTGGTCGACTGATGGCCCGGACAAACGTCGGCGTGGCCGCGAAGAGCTCCGTCCGCCGCATCCGCACCACCGAGAAGACTCTCAAGGCGCTTGAACTCAGGAAGCGGGGGATGAACTACACCCAGATCGGCGAGAAGTTAGGGTGCTCCCGGAGCATCGCCTGCCGCTATGTCTTATCAGAATTGGAAAACCTCGCCGACAAATGCCGGGAGGAAGCGGTGCAGGTCCGCGACCTCGAACTCCATCGGCTCGACGATCTGTATCTGAAAGCATGGGAAGCCGTCGAGGGGGGTGACCTGCCCGCGATCGACCGCTGCCTCCGAGTGCAGGAGCGCCGGGCGAAGCTCCTCGGCCTCGACGCGGCGCAGAAGGTCGATGTCCAGGGCCTCGTGGATATCCACTTCGACAAGGAGGACGAGGATCTGTGACTGGCATCAAAAAAACCGCCAAACAGCGGCAGGCCATCGCCCTCATGAGCGACCCCGATATCCGGTATATCCTCCTCTCCGGCGGCTCCCGGAGCGGCAAGACCTTCATTGCCTGCTACTCTATCGTAGTCCGGGCACTCAAGGCCGCGGGCTCCCGACACGCGATCCTCCGGTTCCACTTCCGCGACGTTAAAAACGCGGTCGGGCGGGACACGATGCCGAAGGTCCTGAAGCTCATCGGCACCCCCTACACGCTCGACAAGACAGACTGGTTCTTCACACTCCCCAACGGCTCCGAGATATGGCTCGGCGGGCTCGACGACGATGAGCGGGTCGAGAAAATCCTCGGCATGGAGTATTCGACGATCTACTACAACGAGGCCTCCCAAATCTCCTACCACGCATACACCACGGCACAGACCCGCCTCGCGCAGAAGACCAGTCTCGTCAACCGGGCATACGTGGACTGCAACCCGCCGACAAAGAGCCACTGGCTGCACAAACTCTTCCTGGAGCATATCGACCCGGAGACCCGCGTCGCCGTCCCGAACCCAGAACGCTACGCCGTCCTCAACATGAACCCGATGGACAACCGCGAGAACCTCCCTGAAGGGTATATCGAGGACACGCTTGCCTCTCTCCCCGAACGCAAACGCCGCCGGTTCCTTGAGGGCGAATGGCTTGACGACCCCGAAGGAGCGCTCTGGAAGCGGAGCATGATCGACGACCACCGACACACGGGCACGCTCCCAAACCTCGTGCGGATCGTCGTCGGCGTGGACCCCGCCGTCACTGGGAGCGAGACGAGTGCCGAGACGGGGATCGTCGTCGTCGGCAAAGATGCCGCCGGGCCCCTCTACGTCCTCGGCGACTATTCCGTCAGAGGCTCACCGCTCGACTGGGCGCGGCGGGTGGCCTGGGCCGTCGACAAGCACGGCGCGGATCGCGTGGTTGGAGAGGTCAACAACGGCGGGGATCTCGTCGAGGTGAACCTCCGCACCGTCTCGAAGAGTCTCCCGTTCAAGAAGGTGACTGCGAGCCGGGGAAAATACATCCGAGCCGAGCCGGTCGCCGCACTCTACGAGAAGGGGGAGGTTCACCACGTCGGCGCGTTCCCCGACCTCGAAGACCAGATGTGCGAATGGGTGCCGGGGGACGACTCTCCCGACCGTATGGATGCGCTCGTGTGGGCGATAACTGAACTCGCCGAACCCGTCGAGGAGTTCGCCTGTTTCGCATTGTAGGAGGCACATAGTGACTATCAGACAGCAACTCATCAACGCGCTCGCCCGGCTCCTCCGCGTCGAGCCCCCGGTGCGGATCGTCGCCGAACCTCACGAGGTCCGCGTCCCGAGCCCGGCCCCGCCCGTCGATTACGTCGAGACCCTGCACGACGACCCCGGCCGCGTCTACGTCTGGATCGCCCGGCAGGACGCCACCGACGATCAGATCGCAAGTATCACCGAGAGCATCGGGCAGAGGGAGCCCAAGGCGCTCCACGTGGTCTGCCGGGACATCGCCGAGATCCGTAAGCTCTCCCCGGAGGATATCCGCAAACACCTTGCCCCGATCGTCAAGCGGGCAGAGGAGGCCGGATGGCAGTAATCGCGCCAGGCATCAAGGGCTCCGGAGCGCGGGCGCTCAACGGCGCTGGCACCCCGCGGGCGCTCGACCTCTCGCAGTCAATCTGGTATACCCCTGGGAGAGGGGTCCCGCGCTACGAAGACCTCTACACGATCCGGCGATTCGCCCGCTCGCACACCGTCTCGATCCCCATGCTCGCGATTAAGGGGCAGGTCACGACGACAGAGTGGAGTGTCGTCCCGACCGTAGACAACCCGACGAGCAAGCACTTCGCCGCCTGCGACGCCGTGGTCGACTTCCTCGACGGGGGGTTCAGCCGCAACCCGGCGACATTTGACACGCTGTGCAAGGAGGTCCTCAACGACATCCTCACCATCGACGCCGGAGTCCTCGAACTTGTCCCGGGTGACGGCGGATACCTCGCGGAGATCTACCCGCGCGATGGAGCCACCTTCACGAAAAACCCCGACGAACATGGCATCCTCCCGGACCCCGGCAGCGACGTCCCGGCATACTATCAGGTCGGGGCGCAGGCGTCTTTCGCGCAGGACGCCTTCGGATCCGGGCTCCCGCGGGTGCTCGACCTCTCGCAGATGGATACCCCCCTCTACCGGGCGATCACACCGATCCCGTTCTCCCGTGACCAGATCGTGTGGATCGAGGAAAACCCCTCGACCGACCGGCAGTATGGGTGGAGCCGCGTGCAGATGGCCCACCGGCTCATCGAGATTCTGCTCAACCAGGATATCTCAAACCTCAAGTACTTCCCGCAGAACGAGGTCCCGGAGGGCATCCTGAATCTACCAGGGCTCTCGAACGACAATCTGACCCGGTTCCGGGAGTACTGGAAAGACGAGATCGTGGGCAAGCCGCACAAGCTCGCCTTGATGAACTGCACGGACGCCACCTGGATACCGTTCCGGGCATCGCCGAAAGAACTGGAGTTCCTGGCGAGTCAGGAGTGGTACAACAACCTCGTCTGGATGTGCTTCGGGGTCTCTGCCAACGAGGTCGGCTACGTGCAGGACGTGAACAGATCCACGGCGCAGGAACAGGCGGAGGCGGTCTGGCGGCGCACTACGGTCCCCCTCCTCGAACTCCTCGCCGGCGCGATCAACCGCTCGATCCTCCCGTTCCTCGAAGAATACTGGGACGTCGGCGGCGAGATCGAGTTCCGGTGGGACCCACACAACCCGATTATCGAGCGGCAGAAGCGGCTTGAGCAGGAGAGCGACCTCCGGCTCGGCCTGTCCACCCCGAACCGTATCCTCGTCGAGCGTGGGGAGGAGCCGGTGCCGTGGGGCGACATGCCGCTCGCGCTCGTCGACTCCCTCGCCCGGATGCACCCGGAGTGGTTCGCCCGCGAGATCATCGGCATTGAGACCGCCCCGGAACCACTCTACGGCGGCGGGCTCCTGCTCTCCTCTCCAGACCCGGTGACGAAGGCGCTCGCCGATATCAAAGCGGCACCTGACGACGAGCCGGAAGAATGGAAGAGCCGCATCGAGGCGCTGCACCGCCGGGTCGCCGGCGTGTTCGACGACGCGCTCCAGAGCCTCCGGCCGGCAATCGAGGCGGCGTTCCCGGCGGAGCGGATCGAGGACGGCACCCGGCCTGCCGGGGACCTCGACGCGGTCCTCGACCAGATCACGATCGCTGACGACCTCCTCGCCGCTACTGCCGAACCTCGCGCCGATGCCCTCCGGCACGGGATTGATCTGGAGTGCCGCCGGCTGGAGGAGGAACTCGAGGCCCGGGTCGGCAAGGGGCTCTACCGAGTCCACATCACCAAAGACTTCGACGTCACGCAGACCTTCGCCTACCGCCTCCTGCAGCAGCGTGCGGCGCGGAACATGCGGGGCGTCGAGGACAGTATCAAGGACCTCGTCCGGACCTCGCTCACCCGGGTGGTCGAGGAGGGCGGCAACGTCAACGACGCATGGCTCGCCCTGCAGCGCGACGTCGCCGGCATGACCGACGACCACGCCCGGCTCGTCGCGAGGACCGAGATCATGGGGGCGCAGCGCTACGGCAAGCAGGCGCTCGCGGAGGAAACGGAGCACCTGCTCAAGGGCAAGACCTGGCGCTCCCGCAAGATTCCCGGCCGGTCCCGACCCTGGCAC